GAGCAGCGTGAAGGCTTCTCCTTCGGCGTGCCCGGCGATCGCCCATTCGGTACCGCGCCGCCCCCGGAGGAGACCGCTCAACCGGTAACGGTCAGGCCCGGTCGGCATCGCGCGCGCGAACTGGATAATTTCGCTGCCCACCATGGCGGCATTCGCGCCGGCGAGCAGCCTTGGCAGGTCCGCATCGGCCAGCGCCATGCCGCCATGAAGGAGACGGACGTCGAGCGCGGAAGCGGCATCCTCGATCCAGGCCGGACCCGGCCCGAGTCTCCCCTCGACCATGCCGATGATGGCGGGGGCTGCGGTCCTTCCCGTTTCCTGCCACGTCGCTTCGCCATCGACGCTTGTCAGCAGGGTTGCGCGCCGCCAGCCCGGAAGCGCGCCAGCCGCCGCAATCGCCAGCCTTGGCCCCTGCGGCAAGCCGTCGCCCGTTGCCGGAAGCTCGATCAGGCGCAGCATGGTGGGGCCGGGCGGCAGGTCGGGCTGCATCGCCCCCTGGCCGTGATCGGCGCTGATCTCTGCTGCACCTGTCCGCCCGTGCGCGACAAGATCGGCTTCCACCACCATCCGGTGGAACGATGTCGCCGCAACGCGCCAGTCCGTGCTGTCGCCGGGGATCCGCACGCGCTGTCCGGGGCTGAGGTCGAGCGCGCGCCAAGGCAGGCTGATCCGGGCCGTGATCCGGCCAGTGCGCGATCGCGAGAGAAAGGCGGCGGCGTGCCCCTTGAGCTGCGGCGCCGCGATCGTGAAGGGCAGTTCGATCCGTTCTGTCCGGCTGGCTGCGGCCGGCTCTCCGGCGCGGACAAGCCCCTGCTGGTAATCACGCGCCGGCTCATAATGCACGATTTCGAGTGTTGCCGGCTGCCGATGCAGCGGGCGGCGGCTGCGCGACGGCGGGCGCCTCTCCCCGTCGGCTGCAGCCGCCCCGAGATCGGCTGCCCCGATCGACGGGCCTTCGGCAAGGCTGGCCGAAAGGCGCAGCGCTGCACCCGTATCCGCCAGAGCCATGGGAAAGAGCGGCCCGAGGGGCTCGGCCAGCGCGCGCACCGAATCGGCGGCAACAGCGACGCCCCCAACCGGAAACGGAAGGTCGGTTTCCAGCCCCGGCGCCAGTGACGCGATCACGTCGCCCAGCGGCACCGGTTGCGCGTCTGCGAAAACCTCGAAGCTGAGCGACGGAATGCGGTTGCCGAAATCGCCAAGTTCGAGATCCTCGAACACGGCATAGGCGCAGCCGCGCAGTGCCGGTGTCCTGTCGATCCCGATTTCGGAAGCGATCAGCGGATCAGGCTCCTGCCGTTCCGACCCGTGGTGCAGCCGGAAGTGGACGGGGACGCGAAACTCGCCGCCGCCGCCGCGCAAAAGATTCCCGTCTGCCCAGATGCGGCCGACGCCGGCCACGGGACGCGCCGACAGCAACACGGCAAACGATGCCGAATAGCTGTAGACCGTCGATTTTGGCTGCCCCTTGCCGTTCGAGACCTTCTTGCGCGTTTCCTTGAGGTCGGTGGCCCAGATCACGCTGCCGGCCACCCGGTTCGCGCCGAAGAGCAGCGGGATCGGCTGTCCGTAATGCGAACTCTGGACCGCGAATTCGTTGAGGCGCGGGCCCTTTCGGCCTTTGGGGGCAAGGAGTCTGCGGTCGATCTGCTGCCCGGCGAGGGCACCGAGCGCAGCGCCGATCGGTCCGCCAAGCGCGGAACCGACAGCGGTCAGGACAAGTGTGGCCATCAGCGCCTCCCGCGTCGAGAAAACCAGATCGAAAGGACCGGCCAGCGCGGGGGGCCGGGGCTTTCGACAACACGACCGAGGCCGGCATCGGCATGGATGAGGCTGCTTCCCGTCCAGACGCCGAGATGAAGCTGGAGCGGCCCTGGCGCGACCACCATCAGGTCGTCGCGGCGCGGCGCGCGGCGCCTGTTGGCAAAACCGAGCTGCCGAAGCCGCTGCGTCATTTCGAGATGCGTGATGCCCCGGAGCGGATAGCCGGTGGGGGCGTTGCGGCGATAGGCAAGCGCGACCAGCCCGATGCAGTCAAGCCCGTGTTCGGGGCTGCGCCCATGCAGGCGAAAGCGGACGCCCGTCAGCGCGCGGGCGATATCGGCGGGACGATCAGGCATAACGCACCAGCAGGTCGCTGCCCGGAAGGAAGGGCTCTCCCCGGAAATTGGCGGCATTGGCAAATCGCGCGACGCAGGTGTCGAGACGACGGTCGCAGCCTTGCGTGATTTCAGCCCTGTCGCCCGCATTCACGCGCCCGGGCGGCGGCTCGGCGAGCACCAGCGTATCCGCCGACGCGCTTTCGATCAGGCCATCGAGACCGGCATTTTCGCCGTCGAGCCAGCGCAGCCGCCCCGATGCATAGGCCCCTTCCTCAAGCGTGCGATCGAGGCGGATCGCCTCCCCCTCGGCCGCGATCACCCGCGCGATCGTCCGCCGGCCAGCGAGATCGACGCGGCAGCGGCTGTCGCCAAGCGTCGCGCGGCATTCGGGCGAAGTATATTCGGTGAACGGCTGTTCAAGCCGGGTTGCAGAGCCAACCAGTTCGGCCGAAAAGCCGCGTCCGTCATGGTCGATCTCGCCCAGCGTTCCCCTGGCAAGGAACAGCGGCGGAGCGGCGGGATCGGACCAGTCGGCGGCGAACAGCGTCAGCGCAGCGCCGTCCCAGCGGCCCGCGCGCAAATCCGGTTCGGCGATCAGGTCGCTGGCCAGACCGCCGGTCAGTTCGACACGATCGGGCTCGAAACCGTCGGTCCGTTCGATTGCGGACGGAAGCAACCCCGGTGCCGCGCGATAGCGCAGCCCGTCGATCACGAGATCGCGATCGTGGCTGGTAAAGCCCAGCGCGATGCCGTCGCGACGTTGCAGCCGCCAGCAAAAGGCAAGCGTGGTGAGTTCGCGCCTGAACCACTCCGTCATGGCCGTTCCTCCCGCACTTCGACAAGCGGAACCGAGGGTGCATCGCCCGCCGCCCAGTCAGACAGATCGACGCTGAGCCTGTCTTCGGCGAAGCGGACGGGGACATCGAAAAGGAACCCTGCGGAGATGACGGCGCCAGCCGGCGGGGCTACGGCAAATTCGACGACGCCTCCTTCCACAAGGCTCCAGCCGGTGGCGCTGACCCCGTCGACGGCCACGATCACGCTGCCTGCCACGGGACGCGTGATCGGCCGCAGCTCTGCCGCATCCCCGTCGCCATAGCGTTTGACGAGGGGAAAGCGGGTGGTGGTGCCGTCGCCGATGCCGGCGGGCTGGTCAGTGGCGGTGGGGGTGCCCGTCATCGCGTTCGAACTGTGATCGGTCGGATCGCGGAAGCGGAAGGCGCGCGCCGCGCCGCGCCGTGCCCGGAAAAAGGCGATCAGGCGCTGCACATCGGCTTCGGAACGCAGGCCCGGCCCTGCATCGAAACGCAGCCGCGCGCTCGCCCAGTCGCTGTTGCGTTGCTCATGCCCCGATGCGGTCGTCACGATCGCGGTCGAAAACTGGGGTGTCACGGTCGCCCCGCGCCCGATGGCAACGGGAAAGGCGACATCATCGAATGCATTCATCTCATCCTCCGGAAGCGAAAAGGCGGTGAACCCGTCGCGCAGCACCTGGGGCAGCGCCCAGATGAAGGTTTCGGCCACGCCCCTGCGCCGGGCGGTTCGGGCCGCCGCGTCGATCAGCGGCCACTGCGCCCGATCCTCGCGCCGAAGCACGAAGCCCGAAAGATAGTGCTGGCGGCTGACCGGATAGCCCAGCCGCTGCGTCATCAGGATCGCCCCGGTCCGGCTTGCCCCCTGCTGCCCGGTCGTTACCCAGTCATAATCCTCGAGCTGGAGGATATCGAAGGCCGGGGCGGCCCATCCCGGCGGAACATTGGCGCGCTTCAGTTCGGGCGCTGCGGCATCGAGCACGGTCGGCAGATAGACGAGAAGCAGCGTCTCGCAGTCGGGATGATCGAGCCGCACCGCCACCGCAAGCGCCGCCGTCGAGGCAGCGAGCAGGGCGCCCGCCACGTCGAGCAGCGCCCTCTGCGCACTTCCCAGCGTCGCGCTGCGCACGGTGGGAATGTCGACGGGATCGCCGCCGAAGGCCAGTCGCGCTTTCTCGTCATACAGGCAGGGCCGGCCATCGGGCATGATCCACCACCACGGCTCCCCCACCTGGAAGCGCGGCCGATGCCCCGCTGCCGTTGCGATCCCGACAAAGGCGCGCGCCACCGCCTGGAGGTAGGCCATCGCGCCGTCATGCGCCGGCGAAAGCAGCGTAGAGGGCGGCTGATACCCTGTCAGTGCCGGATCGCCGTTGCGCGTGCGCTGCTTCCAGTCGTTCCAGCAATGCGCGTCGAAGAGTTCGTAGGAAAGCGAGACGATCAGGCTGTAGTCGAGTTCGCGCGCGCGCCGGGCAAAATCTTCGTGCCAGGCGGCACAGGGCAGGTTGAGTGCGCCGCCGGCGAGGCTGACGTAAAGCCCCTCCCCCGCCCGCTCGAGCCGGAAATAGTGGCTCATCCCGACATAATGGTTGATCGACCCGCGATAGCCGAGCTGCAGCATATTGCGCAGCAATCGGGCAGGCGTCAGGTTGTAGGCGTCGTCATAGCCGGTCGCGATCGAAAGACCGTGCGGCGGAACGATCACATCCCCGATGGAAAGCACAGCGCCACCGCCTTCGCACCTGATTTCGCTGATCGTCAGCGAAGCATCGACAGGTTGTGCCAGCGCACCGGGCGCGCCGGTATAGCCGGGCGGGACCAGCGAAATGAACATCCTGTCGATGTCGCCCACCCAGACGGGATCGGCCTCCTGCGGCAGCAGGAAGCCCCCCGCCAGGGCGTCGAAATCGAGCGCGATCCGCGCGTCCTGCGGGGTGCCGCGGGCATAGTTCCAGAGGCGGACATACCAGCTCCGCCGGATACCTGTGGCATCGCGGCCCTCGATCGTGAGGGTTGGCCCGTTGACCGCATCGAGCGGCATCAGCCCGGTCGATCGCCAGCGAAAGGACAGCGTGAGCCCGCTGAAATCGCGCGCCGTTTCATAGGCGAGCAACGGGTGATCGTGGCGGTCCTCCGCCTCCCAGATCAGGCCGGCAAGATCGTCGGTGCGATAGAAGACCGCATCGGCCTTCATTGCATCGGGTGCGGGCGTGGTGATCGCCGCCATCATCGGACGCGGGAAATCGACCGTCCAGTAGCGCGGATCGAAGCGCTTGACGAAGCCGGTCGCAAGCGCGGCGCCAGGCGGGGCAAGCCAGTGTGACATTTGTTCTTCCCGTCTTCGGTCGGTTTCGGGGAGGCCGGGCGGGCGCCCGGCCTATGCTCAGTCTTCGCGAGCAAGCGCATTGCGGACCGCCCTCGCCACCTGCCGGCTTGAGCGTTCGAGCCTTTCAGGCGCGGTTCCCGCCGGGCCGTTGACCGCGATCGAAATCCGCACATCGCGTGCCCGGGCGCGCTCCATCGGCGCAACGCTGCCGCTGCTTGTCGGAACAAACAGTTCCGGCCCGCGCTCACCAACGACGAACGCCCGGCCGGGCGAAACCGGGCCGCCGGTGGCGCGACCGGGAAGGCCTGGGCTGCCGCCGAGGACCGATGCCGCAAGGCCCGCGAGGCCCGCAAGGCCGACATTCTGTTGCCCGCCGCCAAGGATCGCGCCGATCCCCGTGCGGATTGCGGCGGAAGCGATTTCGGCGAGGGCCGCAAGCGCGATGCGCTTGAGATCTTCAAAGCCGAGCTTGCCGGTGCGCAGCGCGCGGACCAGCGCGTCCTCGATCATCCGGCCCGCCCGCTCAACCCCGGCGCCAAGCCCGCCTTCGAGCAGGCGCTGCATCTCGGCGACATCGCGCGAAACGCCTTGCGTATCCGCGCGCACCGACACGACCAGCCGTTCGATTTCCTCATCCATCGGGGAACCTTTCCATAAGGCGATCAAGCGTTCGATCATCGGCGCACGCGGGCGGCGGGGCGAGCACGGCCAGGATCGTCGCCAGCTCTTCAGGCGTGGCATCCCAGAATTCGGCCGGCCGCCAGCCGAGCAGCGCGCCCGCAAGCCCGGCGAGCCGCGCCGCCTGCGACGCGAACGTCATTGCCCCGCGAGGATCTGGCGGAGCAACTGCCGCAGCGCAGGCGCCGCAGCGGCAAGACCGGCCATTGCCACGGCTTCGCTGAAGGCGTCGCGGCTCACCCCCTCCCTGTCCGCAAGGCAATGCCAGAACAGCGCCGCCATTTCCGACAGCGTCAGCGCGCCACCGGCGGCGCGTTCAGCCAGCGCAAAGAGAGACCCCAGCTCGGCCTCCGCCGCGACCAGCGCGGCAAAGCTGGGGCGCAGGCGATGGCCCGCGATTTCGGCCTCGCCCCGGGCGGTATTCACGCTCACAGCGTCACCACCGGGCCGGAACTTTCGAGCGAGACGGCGTAGGTCCGCTCCCCGTTGAAATCGCCGGCATAGTCGAGCCGCGTCACCAGGAATCGGCCACGCAGCCGCTCTCCGCTTTCGAACGAGAGTTCGTAATCGTCGAGCAGCCCCGACAGCGCGTTGGTCTTGATCCGTGTTTCGGCGACCGAGCCGGTAAAGACCCCGGCGCCCGATACCGAGACCGAGCGCACGCCACCGCCCGAGAGCAGTTCGCGCCACGGGCCGGAACCCTTGTGCGTGATGACGACGCCCTCGCTATTGATGCTGAGCTGCGTCGTGCGCAGCCCGGCGACGGTTGCATAGGCAGGCACGGCCTGCCCGTCGCCGACCTTCAACAGGAAGGCCGAACCCTTTTCTGCTGGCATGACAAATCTCCTTGCCGGCGTCCTGCCGGGCGTTTCAGGATTGAAGGACGCGCACGCGGTGTTCGATCATCCCGGCCCAGGGACCATCGGCATCGCGCGCCACGAACGAGCGGACGAAGACGAGGCTGGCGACGTGCCAGCCGTCGAGATCGCGGTTGAGCGTCGGCACCGCATCTTCCACCTGCTGCATCAGGCTGTGCAGACGGCCCGGCACCGACCCGTCGTCCCAGACGGTGATGACGAGGCGCAGATCGCGGCCCCTTGCCGTCTTGCTGCTCCAGTCGGTGCTCACGCCATCGCCGATCGCGATATAGGGAAAGGCGGGGCGCGGCGGCGGGCCATCATAGATGCCCGAAACTGCGGCCATGATCGGCACATTGTTCTGCAGGGTTTCGATCGCGGCGGCCTGCAGCGCCAGCATCGCCCCGGGCGTCATCGCCAGAAACTCCGCAGGGCGGGATCGAGCACGAAGCGCATCCGCAACCCCCGGCCCGAAAGCGCAATGCCGCGTGCAATCCGTTCCGCTGCGACGCCTGCGGGGAGCGGGCGCGAAAGCAGGCGCTCGATCGTGCGTCTGCGCGCACGCGCGGCCACCGCCAGCAGCCCTTTCTCAAGACGAGCCAGCATCAGCGCGCCTCCTCGCAGGTGACGATCATGTGGGATGGATCGCGCGGGTCGCTAAGAATGCTGCGGACGGAGAGGAAACGCCCGCGCCAGACGAAGCGGCTCGTTCCGCCGATCCCCTCGCGCTTGCGCATCACCACCCGCCAGCGCGCGCGGGCGGCGCGCGGATCCGCCGATCCTTCGTCGCCCGCCACCACAGGCGTGACCGAAACCCACGCCGCGCCGTCATAGGCCCAGCCGCCACGCGCGCCTGCCCAGCGATCGCGGTCGGGCAGGCGTCGTTCAATAGCGACGCGCTCACGCAGCGCGCCGGCAAGTTCGCTTGTCATATCAGTCCTTTCAGGAAAGGCGGATGCGCCGCCAGGGCTTGAGAAGGGCAACCACCGACGCGGGCGGGCCGGGATCGTCGGCGCCGTCGCGATGGCCGAAAATATAACCGGCAAGTCGAAGCACGCCGAGGCGGATCGCCTCCGGCAGCACGCTCCACGCCGTCGCCATCCCGGCCGTATAGCCGATGCGGATGCGCGCGCGCGGCGGCGGATACACGATCCGGACCCAGCCTGCCCCCGATCCGTCGATGTCGATGGCATGGTCGCCGGGCGCGACCGGGACGGCCGTGCCCGACGGATCGACCAGTTCCACCGCGCTGATCGCCGTCACCGGCGCAGCCCCAAGCCGCAGCCAGTCCGTGGAGGCATCCAAGGTTTCGGTCACGCTGCGCCGCAAGAGCATCAGGTTCAGAAAATCCTCAGCCGCAGCAACTGCCGAGAGGATCACACCGCCGAGCGACGGATCTAGGTCCGCCTCTTCGAGGCGGAGAAAGGTGCGGGCCTCGTCCAGCATCTCGCTGTCGAGGACCAGGGGTGCGCGCGAAATCATCCGCAGCTCCTTTGCTTTCTTGTCAGGCGGGAATTGTCCGCCAGCTCAGCCACGTCGCGCCGCCCCGGATCGTGGCCGTGGCGCCCGCGACCTCCGGCCTGAACAGCACCCGCACCGGACCACCGGTTGCGCCCGTCAGGATCACATGGCGCGCGAACAGCGGCACCGGCGAGGAAACGGCGCGAACGCCGATCGAGGCGCCCGTCGTCGTCGCCCCCTGATTCTGTTCGGAGACGCCAAGCGCGCTTGCTGTCACCGGATGAATCGACAACCCGCAGATCGCGCCGCTCGGAATCTCGAGTGCCAACGCCAGCCCTGAACTCGTTGCCGAAGACAGGAAGCTGCCGTTGATTTCGACGAGATATCTTTGCCCCGCCGCCGCATCGAACGACAGGTCGGGCACGGCAAGCAGCGTTGCGGCGGCATTGGCGTTGTCGGCGGAAAGCGCGACCCATGACCAGGGATCGCTTCCCCCCGCTTCGTCGGTGCGCGCCACGCGGCGATGTTCGCCTGCGGAGACCGCGACCGTCAGTCGCGCTTCATCGGTGACGAGATAGACTTCGCCCGGACGCAGCAGACCCTGTGCCGCGGCCGCGTCGATCTGCGCGCGCGTCCCTCGCTTGTGACGGATCGACGGCATCGCTCAGAACGTCCCGCAATCGATGTCGCCCGCCGCAATGGTGACGAAGCCGTTGCCGGGATCCTTGCTCCACGACATCGACGCATTCATCCGCACCACGCCATCGGTGCCGTCGGTGCCCCAGAGGTAGCCGGCAGTGCCGCCGGCAGCGACGGCGACGCGCTCATCCGCCACCCCTGCGGGGATGTTGAGGGCGGCGCGGAAGGCATTGACCGTGATCTTTCCCTCCTTCTGGCCGCTGGCGGACGCGTCGTGGAGGATCAGCAAGTCCGCCGCGCCATCGACCGCCGCCACCGTCTGGAGGTCGTCGATCGCGGGCACGACCGGCAACAGCTGCGCCGCCCCGGTGGCGACGTGCAGCGTCCCGCGATCGAGCGCGACATGGGGTTCGCCGGGAAGCATCGCCGCCGTGGGGAGATTGGCCTTGAGGCCGCGTTTGAGCTGGATTCGGGGCATTGACGCCTCCTCTTTTTGACCGGGTTCAGGTAAAGCTGCCGCCATCGAGGATGGCCGCGTCGAGCGGGGCTGGCGGGCCCGCCTCTCCGGGCGGGCCGATCAGCGTGGGCAAGGGTGGAATCGGAACCGCCAGCGCTGATCGCGCAAGGCTTTCCGCGGGGCCGCGCCAGCGCAGCGCAAGCGGCGGGGACGGCATCCGCCAGGCGATGACGATCACGCCGACACCGCATCGCGCAGGCGGATCGTCACCGGTTCGGACAGGATCACCCCGCCCGCCACCTCAAGGCGCGCATCGGCAAGGTAGAAGCCCGCAGGGAGCGCGGCCGAAACCGCCGCCGGCAGCGTCAGCGTCCAGCCCGCCGGGCTGTCGCCGGCCGCCGCCCGCGCCGCGATCTGGAACGATGCCGCCTCCCCGCCTTCGGCAACGCTTGTCCGCCCCGGCGGAAGCGGCCTGATCCGGGCGGAAATGGCGTCGACGGCGGCCGGATCGCCTTCCACTGCGTCAAGCGCAAGCTGGATCGTCTCGCCCTTGCGGAAAACAAAGGGACTCATGATCTTCTCCGGATGGGAAATGAGGGAGGAAAGAGAGCCGGGCGCACATCCCCGCCCCCCGCCTTGCGCAAGGCGGCGGGGATGGCCCGCCGGGTTCAGCTTGCCGCGAACTTCAGCAGCTTGATCGCCTCCGAGTTGGAAACGGTGCCGCCGACGCGTTTCGTGGCGTAGAAACTGACATAGGGTTTGGCGGTGTAGGGATCGCGCAGGATGGCAGTCTCGCTCCGTTCGGCAATCAGATAACCCGCACGGAAGTTGCCGAACGCGATCGACAGGCTGTTCGCCGCGATGTCGGGCATATCCTCTGCCTCGACCACCGGATAGCCGAGCAGCGTATCGGGCTGGCCGGCAACCAGCCCCGGCTGCCACAGAAAGGCGCCGTCGCTGGTCTTGAACTTGCGGACTGTCGCCAGCGTGGCCGAGTTCATCACCCATACCGCACCCTGGCGATAGGGCGCGCGCAGCGTATGGACGAAATCGATCAGCCGGTCCTGCGGGCTGGTGCCGAAGCCCCCGGCCTGCCCCGTGGCCACGAACTGGAGCGTGCCGAAGGGCCGGCTGCCATCGCCTGTCGCCACGGGCGCCGGACCGGCAAGAAAGCCGCGCGGGCGGTTCACCCCGTTGCCGCTGACAAAGGCAGTGCCCTCGGCGCGCGCAAATTCTCCGGCAATCTCTGCCGCCAGCCACGCCTCGACATCGAATTCTGCATCGTCGAGCATCGCCTGCGTGGCGAAGGGATTGGCATACAGCTCCCCAAACGCCGGGAGAACTTCGTTGAACACCGGCGTTTCGGTTTCGGGGCGCGGGCCGTTTTCGGCGGCCCAGCCCGACGCGACACCTTTCGAGGTGACGAGCTTGCGGTATCCCGCGCTGCCCACCTTCACCACGGTCGCGATCGAACGGATCGGCGAAACCGATGTGAGCGTCGCGTCGATGGCGGCGTCGATCTCTTTCGGCAGCGCATAGCCGCCCTCCGCCGGCAAGAGGCTGTTGAAGCTCTTCAGCTCAAGCTCGGCCCCGCGCCGCAGATACTGATCGACAAAGGCCCGGCGGGCAGGATCGGGGGGCCTCGCGCCGCTCAGCGCCGGGCGCTCGACAACAGTGCCGGTTTCGAACGCATCGAAGGCGGCCGCGATGCCATCGGCCTTGGTTTCATAGTCCATCGTCATCTCCTTCTGGAAAGGCCCCGCCATCACGCGCGGGGCAAAGGGGTTCGACCGCGATCACGCGGGCACGCGGCTGCATCGGGTGGGCGACAAGGCTGACCTCGATCAGGTCGAGCGCGATCAGTTCGCGGACGCGTCCGGGGCGCGACCGGCGCACGCGATAGCCGAACGACAGGCCGTCGCCCGCCGTCACCGCATGGCCATCATCGACGCGGGCAATGACACGCAGCCCGCGATCGTCCTCGATCAGGCTTTCGACCGTCCCGATCCGCCGCGCCGCATCATGCTGCCACAGCAGGGGCTGGCCCGAAGGCGCAGCAGAAGCAAAGGCCCCCCGGCGGACGATATCGCCGCCGCGATCCTCATGATCGAACACGGCGGCATAGCCCGCAATGCGCAGCCCGCCGCTCATTGCGACACCAGCCCGGTCAGCCCCAGCTTGACGGCAAGGCCGATGAGGAGGAGCGCAAGGCACCCCCGCACCGCCCAGCCGATCACCGCCCTGCGCGCCGATGCCTTGGCATCGCGCCACGCCGAAAGCAGTTCGCGCAGATCGGCCATGTCCCGCGCGGCATGGGTATCGGCAAGGCCGAGCGCCGCCAGTGCGCGCGCCGCCCCCGCCTGCGAGGCTTCCTCGATCAGCGCGCGCAGCGTGACCAGGTCGGCCCCCTGCCCCGCCGCTTCGGCGGCAAGCCGCGCCATCATCGTGGTGTCGTTCATCTCCGGTCTCCCGAATGAAAAAGGCCGCCCGATGGGCGGCCTGCTAAGGATCGGCGGAAGCGGGGGCGATCAGGGATTGGAATAGTCGACCGGCTTGTCGCCAAAACGTTCGATCACGATCTCGCTGCTCCGGTTCATCGGAGACACTTCCTGATCGAGCTCATCGGGGAAGAAAAACTCGGTATCGAACCGGCCATCCCTGATGGTCATGAGCATGAGCTGCCACTGTTCCTCTTCGGGCAACGCCTCGCGCAACCTGAAAATTTCACGGATCAGGTCGATCGACGGGTGGCGGTAGACGATGACTTCCCCCCTGTCCTGGAACGGGGCAGGTTCGGACCAGCCCGGCCCCGCTTCGAGGCACAGAAGGATCGGATGGTCCGCGTCGTCGAAAAGATCTATCACCATCCCGGCGATCCGGTTCAGCCTGTCGCCAATCTCTTCATCATTTGCCATCGCCAGCTACTCCACTCTCGTTCTTAAATGTTCTCACCCGCGATTTCCCATCCGCTGTTATCAAGGCGACTATCACATCCGGCCTTTGCGAGTTTTCGGGATAAAAAGCTCTTATGTCAACTTCAACCTTCTTTCCGGAATCGATCTCTTTACCTATCTCGATTTCCATTTTCCGGTATTCTGACTTGTTGAACCTGCCATCCTGAGCAAAGTGGTTGAAGTCATCCGTCGGGCCGCCGAACTCACGGGCGATGAAGTGTCCGCCCTGGTCGGTCGACCTTCGATCGGGGCCGCCAGCCAGCCTCTGGGCAGTTCGTGAGCGGGGCTGATCGGGCTTTCGCCTGATCTCGCCTTCGACCCTTACAGTGCGCTGCTTGTCATCGATGTGGAAGCTGTATTGGTTCCTTACCTCGATTCGCGTCTTGCGTGAGACAGACGGTGTCGCTGGCGGCGTCCGCACAGCCCGGCGCAACGGCGCGGGGGACGTTCCGGGGGTTGAGGCCGGACGCGGCTTGCGCCGAGCGGATCCGGTATCGCGTCGCGGTGCGTCCCAGGTTCCGGTTGCACCCGCGCCACCGAAACTGCCGCCGCCGGCATGAAAGCCCTGATTCCTGAATGTGAAGCGGCCATCGTCCGGGTCGTGCCAGGGGTTGTGCTTCCTTTCGAGCGCCTGGGGTTCCGTCTGTTCGGTGCGCGCGCCATCTCGCCCGGGACCAAGCCCCAGAAAGGCCCGCTTCTCGTCGATGCTGAGGAAGTCGGCGGCGGAAAGCTGGGCCCAGAGCCGCTCGCGCTCTTCCGAAAGCGCGGGCACCTGATCGGGATCGACCCCAAGCGTCAGTCCGGGAAACCAGGGCCGCAGCCCTTCGGCCAGCGCGTCGAGCAGCTTTCCCGCAAGCGGCAGCACCGATTGCCGCCACAGCGCCTTGTTCGCCTCGCGATAATTGGCATAGGTCGCATCGCCCGGCAGGCCGAGCAACATCGGCGGCACCCCGAAGGCAAGCGCAATCTCGCGCGCCGATGCAGCCTTGAGCGCGGCGAAGTCCATATCTGACGGCGACAGCGACAGCGGCTGCCAGCGCACCCCGCCTTCAAGCAGCATCGGCCGCCCGGCATTGCCCGTGCCGGCGAAGCTTTCGCTAAGTTCGCCGCGCAGCCGATCGAACTGGTCGGCAGACAGCGTATCTCCGCCTTCGGTGACGAGCGCACCGGACGGTCGCGCCGCATTGTCGAGCAGCGCCTTGTTCCACCGCGTCGCCGCATTGTGCGCAGCAATCGCGCCCGCCGCCGCCGAAAGACAGCCCAGGCCGTAATGATCGTCGGCGGGGTGATGAAAGCGGATATGGATCATCCGTTCGGCGGCGATACGCGTCGCCCCGCCGCCCGCCCGGTAGAGGAAGCCGGCGGGCCAGCCGCGCGCATCGGGCTCGACGCTGACGCGTTCGGGGCGCAGCGCGAACAGTTCGAGCGGCGGCCCGTCCGGCCCGCCGAGGATCTGGACATAGGCATTGCCGTGCAGGAGGAGCTGGACCGCTACCGTCTCGATCAGCGCCTGCCCGCCCGAGGTCGCCGCGATCAGTGCCAGCGCCGCCTCGTCTGTCGCGCGCAGCGGGGCAGCGGCCACCGCTTCGGCAACCAGCCGCACGGCGCGCTGCGCAATCGCGTTTTCGAGGTAGAGTTCGCGCAGTTGCGCCTCGTAGGAGCGGGGCCAGCCCCCGCCCGCCCAGGTGAAAAGCCCGCGCGAAAGCGCCGGACGCACAGGCGCGCGCCCGGCCGATTTCCAGCCGAATAGGTTCATATTGGTTTCCTGTCGCGTGTTGGGCCGCAGGCGCCGGGGGCGCCCGCAGGGCCGTTCATCCGGGCAGAAGGCCGTTCATGGGCCGCGCCGGATGGTGACTGCCGGATCGGGTTTGAAATCCGGCTCGAGAATCCGCGCTCGCAGCGGGCGCTAGAGCAGCCGCACCCTCGGGCGGGGGCGGGGTTTGTCGAGCATCAGTTCAGTCATCGCCCAGACCAGCGCATCGGCGCGGTCGGGGCTGCGGCCCGGCCCGTCATAACGCCCCCCGGAAAGCAGGCCGCACAATTCGTCCTCCAGCGCCGGGAAGGCGCCGCAATGAAAGGCGCGCCCGCTTTCGTAAAGCGCGGCCACCGGCTCCGCCCGGGCCGATTTTCCGCGCGCGGCATGAACCAGCCGGACGGGAAGCCCGGCATCGGCGGCGCGCAGCACGCTTTCGACCATGGCACCACCATTGTTGCGCTCTGCAATCACGCGGTCGGCGCGCCAGTGCGCCGACGCCTCGGCCACCGCCCGCGCCCAGCCTTCGGGCGAACGCCCGCTCACGCTTTCATCGGCCAGCACCCAGGCAAGGCCATCGGCGCAACCCGCCACCACGACGATGCCGCAGGCATCGCCATCGATCCCCGCCGGCGGATCAACCCCGATCACGGTGCGCACCGGATCGGGTGCGCTGCTGCACCGGCACCGTTCGATCAGCGTGCGGTTCCACAAGGCGCCTTCAGGATCGTCGAACAGCTCGCCATCGAGTTCCTGACGGCCGAGCCGGGTGCCTCCATAGACGGCCTCCATCGCCCGGCGGAACGGCCGGGCCAGGTGCGCGGCATTTTCGGCCATGCGGCCATGTTGCACCGCCACCCCCGCTTCGGCGACGAGGCGGCGGATCAGCGGCGCACCGCGCGGCGTGGTCGTGGCGGCCATGCGCGGGCGCGCGCCCTGCCGCATCGTCATTGCCAGCATATCCCAGGCGGCCTCCCCATGCGGCCATTTGCCAATTTCGTCGGCCCAGGCATGGCTGTGTTCCGGCCCGCGCAGGCCATCGGGTTCGGCCGCCGAATAGAGCGTGGCGACAGCCCCGGAAGGCCAGCGGACGCGTTTGAGCGATGGCTCAAACACCGGCCGCAGCGCGGGATCGCCGATCGACAGCACCCCGCTCGTGCCTTCGACCATGATCCGCCGGGTTTCGTCGATCGACGCCCCGACAAGCGCGATGCGCGCGCTGCCATCGGTTTCCGCGATCGCGCGCACCCATTCGGCGCCGCTGCGCGTCTTGCCGAAGCCGCGCCCGGCCATCAGCAGCCAGATGCGCCAGTCGCCCTCGGGCGGCGCCTGCGACGGTCGCCGCCAGAACTCCCAGCAATGTTCGAGATCGGCAAGCACGCCCTTGCGCGTGACCTTTCTGAACCAGCGGGCGCGTTCGGCGTCGGAAAGGTTGGCGATCCGCCAGGCCTCGCTCCCGTCTTCAGCGCGCATCGGCATCGGCATCGTCATTGTCGGCCGCGCGCGCGCGCATTTCGGCAAAGCGCGCCTCCAGCCGGGCGCGGACATCGCGGGGCTTTCGGCCCGGAAGCGTTGTCGGCGCAGCAGCGGCGGGGTGCCGATCCCCGCGCACCGACGCCGCATGATGGCCGAGCAGCGCCATACCCAGCCGGACCCGCGCCGCCTGCGCCTTCATCGTCGCGTCGCTGGCGCGACCATTGGGCCGGCGCAGCGCCTCTGCCAGCATCTCGCCTTCGAGGCGGACATAGCCTTCGGCCAGCGCCCGCGCCCAGGCCTCGCGGAACGCCGCCGAACGCCGCCGTTCGCGATAGGCCAGCGCGGGCGTAATCCCGGCGATCCGTGCCGAGGCGCGGACGTTGGAGGTTTCGGCAAGATGCGCAAGGAAGGCCTCGCGCCCTGCCCGGCCGAATGCCGGTGCTGCCGGCGCGCCGCGCCCTGCCTGTGCCGCTTCGTCTTCGTTCATCGCCTGTCTCCCAAAGCAATCGGGCCGGTGCGATCCCTTCCCCGAGGAAGGGGCCGCCCGGCCCGACTCGCAATTCTGCATCGTGCTCCTTTGGTGCCATAACAGCGTGACGATGTCAAGTTATTTTTACCGATTGGGTGTTTTTTACGGAACATTTAAGGTTTTTTGGCGCATTCCATGCCTTTGCTTGCAATTCGGACTGAATTGATCCAATTAGCCGCCATGCGACTTTCGAGCCTTGCCGATTATGCCGTGGTGATGATGTCCGCCGCCGCCCGTCATTGCGGGCAGGCGCGCATCAACGCGGCGCAGATCGCCGACGAGACCAACCTGCCGCTGCCCACGGTGCAGAAACTTGTCAGCCGGCTTTCTGCGGCAGGGCTGCTGCGGTCGGTGCGCGGCGCGGGGGGCGGGTTTCGCCTGGCCCGACCGGCGGCTGCGATCAGCCTTGCCGAAATCGTCGAGGCGATCGAGGGGCCGATCGCGATGACCGCCTGTGTCGAACAGGGGCGCCACGAATGCGGACTTGAGGGCAGTTGCGCGGTGCAGCCGCACTGGCCCGCCGTTAATCAGGCGGTGCGCGGCGCGCTCGACAGCGTGCGCCTCAGCCACCTTGCCGCACCGGCACGGGCAAACGGCCAGGTTGCGGCAGAATTCGGGGAGGTGCGGGCATGAGCGACGAAACCGCCCTCAGGGACGAGGCCGCGCGGCAGGCAGCGGCACGGGTTGCCGACTATGAACATGGCTGGGTTGCCGAGATCGAGCAGGAGTTCGCGCCAAAGGGTCTGTCCGAAGATACGGTTCGTTTCATTTCGGCAAAGAAGAACGAGCCCGAATGGATGCTCGAATGGCGGCTCAGGGCCTATCGCCACTGGCTGACGATGACGCCGCCCGAATGGGCGAAGCTCAACGTGCCGCCGATCGACTATCAGGACGCCTATTACTACGCCGCGCCCAAGGCGAAGAAGGCGCTTGGCAGCCTCGACGAGGTCGATCCCGAAATTCTACGCGTTTACGAAAAGCTGGGCATCCCGATCGAGGAGCAGAAGGTTCTCGCCGGGGTGGAAGGCGCGCGCAAGGTCGCGGTCGATGCGGTGTTCGATTCGGTTTCGGTCGCCACCACCTTCCGCGAGGAGCTGAAAAAGGCGGGGGTGATCTTCCTCTCAATCAGCGAGGCGATCCGCGAATATCCAGATCTGGTCAGGAAATGGCTCGGCCGCGTCGTGCCGATGCACGATAATTATTTCGCGACGCTCAACTGCGCGGTGTTTTCGGACGGCACCTTCGTCTACATTCCCGAAGGCGTGCGCTGCCCGATGGAGCTGAGCACCTATTTCCGCATCAACGCCGAAAATACCGGCCAGTTCGAACGCACGCTGATCGTCGCCGACAGGGGAAGCTATGTTTCCTACCTTGAAGGCTGCACCGCGCCGATGCGCGACGAAAACCAGCTTCATGCCGCCGTCGTGGAACTTGTCGCGCTCGACGATGCAGAGATCAAATATTCGACCGTGCAGAACTGGTATCCGGGCGATGCCGAAGGCAAGGGCGGAATCTACAATTTCGTCACCAAGCGCGCGCTCTGCCAGGGGCGCAACGCGAAGGTAAGCTGGACGCAGGTCGAAACCGGCAGCGCGATCACCTGGAAATATCCGTCCTGCGTGCTGAACGGCGAAAACAGTGTCGGCGAATTCTATTCGGTCGCCGTCACCAACAATTTCCAGCAGGCCGATACCGGCACCAAGATGATCCACAACGGGCGGGGCAGCCGCTCCACCATCGTGTCGAAGGGGATCAGCGCGGGGCACAGCAACAATACCTATCGCGGGCTTGTCCGCGTCGCGCCGGGCGCGGACGGGGTGCGCAACTTCACCCAGTGCGATTCGCTCCTGCTCGGCGATCGCTGCGGTGCGCACACCGTGCCCTATATCGAGGTCCGCAATCCCGGCGCGCAGATCGAGCATGAAGCGACGACGAGCAAGATCAGCGACGATCAGCTTTTCTACGCGATGCAGCGCGGTCTTTCGCAGGAAGACGCCGTCGCCCTCATCGTCAACGGCTTCGCGCGCGAGGTTCTCCAGCAGCTCCCGATGGAATTCGCGGTCGAGGCGCAAAAGCTGCTGGGCATCAGCCTTGAGGGGAGCGTGGGGTGACCCCGCAGCCGCTCACCTTGCGCGACGATGCGCGCCTTTTCGCTGCACCCCCGCAATCGGGGACACCCCGTTGCCTTTCGCTCGCTTATGCTCGCCGCCGCTCCGTTCGGGAGTGCTTAGCATTTGGAGTAGGCAAGATGGGCAAGATCATCGATTTCAACTGGGCCAACGAGTCCGCATGGGTCGTCCGTCCCGTGCAGGCGGTGGCCGTTTATCCGGGGCAGCATGGAGTCGTCATCCGGCAGCAGCGTATGCCCGATCGCGACAATGACGACGTCGTCACCATTCCCCACCACTCGCTTGGCATCTTCATCAACCGTCTGCAGTCGATCTACGACAACAACTGCATCGACGCGACGTACGAAGAGGTGCCGGAGATGTTCCCCACCCACGCCGCGGAGTAAGAATGCTCGACATCCAGGGACTGTATGCAAATGTCGGTGACAAGCCCATCCTCAAGGGACTCTCGCTCGCGATCCGCGCGGGCGAGGTCCATGCTGTCATGGGGCCGAACGGCGCCGGCAAATCGACGCTGAGCTATGTGCTCGGCGGCCGGCCGGGCTATGAGGTCACGGCCGGCAGCGCCACCCTGGATGGTCAGGATCTGCTCGCGATGGAGCCGCATGAGCGTGCGGCAAGCGGCCTTTTCCTCGGGTTTCAATACCCGGTCGAGATTCCCGGGGTGTCGAACCTCCAGTTCCTGCGCGAAGCGCTGAACGCCCAGCGCAAGGCGCGCGGCGAGGAGCCCTTGTCGGGTGCAGACTTCATGAAGCGTGCGCGCGCGCAGGCCGACGCGCTTGGCCTCGACATGGACATGCTGAAGCGTCCGGTGAATGTGGGCTTTTCGGGGGGCGAGAAGAAGCGCAACGAGATGGTGCAGATGGGCATCCTCGATCCGCGGCTCGCGATCCTCGACGAAACCGACAGCGGGCTCGACATCGACGCGTTGCGCGTCGTTGGCGACGGGATCAACCGCATCATGCGGCGGCCCGACAAGGCCGTTCTGCTCATCACCCATTATCAGCGGCTGCTCGACTATGTAAAACCGGACGTGGTTCACGTCCTCGCCGGAGGGCGGATCGTGCGCAACGGCGGCCCCGAACTGGCGCTTGAGCTCGAACGCGAAGGCTATCGGGACCTCGCGGCATGACGGCGCTGCCGACCCGGCGCGACGAGGCCTGGCGCTACGCGGATATCGACGCGGTAGCCCGGGGCGGCGTGCCCGGCTGGGAAAGCGTCGTGGTGCCGGCCGGGGGCGTGCTTGAACGGGCGATCGTGCAGGATCGCGGCGGCATCGTGCGCATCGCCATGGCGCTTGGCCGCGAGGCCCGGGCCGATTTGCGCGTTCTCAACACCGGCGGCCCCTATGGCCGGATCGAGCTTCAGGCCACGCTCCACGAGGGCGCCGATTTCTCGCTCGGTGCCATCCAGATCGGCGGCGGCAGCGATACGCTCGAGGTGGTGACGACGATCACTCATGCGGAACCCGGCGCAACCAGCCGGCAGGTCGTCCGCACCATCGTCGGTCAGAAAGCCACCGGCACCTATCTGGGCAAGGTCGCCGTCGCGCGCGACGCGCAACAGACCGACAGCGAGCAGGACGTGAAGGCGATGCTGCTCGACCGGACGGCAACCGCCAATGCCAAGCCCGAACTCGAAATCTATGCCGATGACGTGAAATGCGCGCATGGCTGCGCCATCGGCGAGCTAGATCCGGCTGCGCTTTTCTATCTCCAGTCGCGCGGATTGCCGCCCGCTGCGGCAAAGTCGCTCCTCCTCGAAGCCTTTGCCGCCGGAGTATTCGACGGTGCAGCCGAAGAAGAAGCGTTG